CTCCTCACTTGCAAAACTGCCAATAATATCATCCCCCTCAATAGCTGCACGAAAAGCACCAGTAAACATAGCAGCAGCATACTTAGCCTCCCCAGTCACACGAGCCTTATATGCACAATATGCAGCACACACATGCATAAGATGGAGAGTATTCAGGAAGGTGGTCTGGTAATCCCCCGAAAACAAGATACCGATGCAAAACCTGAAGAAATCACCTGGCCAATTCACAATATGGTAGGCAGTATTCATGATAAGCCAGTGTAACATAACCAATGTGACAAGACTCTCAAAGTCATCACCAAGAACAAAGATAAACTTGAGAATCATTAACAACTGGGCAATATCAAAAGCAGTGAAAGAAACATCTTTCTGAGAGATATCAAGGCAAAAGAAACGCCGCCCCTTCTCTTTGTACTTCAAATAATTGGCAAGAATGGGGGCACCACCTCCCCGCCAACGAAAACCGCCCGCATACGGAAAGCGATTCAAAAGATAATCATGTGCAGGTTCACCCAAAATCTTAGAGATAATGTAGTGAAACATGCCAACGATAAAGAAAATACGAACTTTCTCGGGATCATCACCAGGCATGCGCAACTCTGGTTTCATGGCCATCTTTACCAGCACCTCCGGAATCTCAAGCTGAATCCGCTCCTTCATGAGATCCATCCTGGCCTCATTAGTAGCCGCAGAGGCATAATCAAGTCGGAAGCCGGTTATCAATGTGCTCAAAATGAGCACGTGCTGCATAAAGATGTCAGCCTTACACCCATCAGTCTCACCAACAAGCAACCCATCCTCATAATGGGGAGCCGCAACAAAGGAATACCCACTCTTCTTCTGACGAGGGTAATCCATACGCAAGATCTTAGCAGTGTCCCACTTGGGAGGTGGGATCTTTTTGGCACTAGCGAACGTAAGAAGCCAAAGCATTTTAAGACCTCTTGTATAGTCCCCAGGATGCACGGAGTGGGACACAATGGGCCTCTCAATTTTTCGAATTGCAGCCGCAACGGCGTTAGGACTAGCCGTGGAAATAAACGAAAGTTGGCACGCACGCCCAACCTCGTAAAGTTGGCATAACTCCCCGGCGCGATTAATCAAATCAATACACTCATAATCACGAATTATGGTGGGGATCACAACAGGCAAGCTTCTGGCACCCTCAACAACGCAAAAACGAAGGTTTGGTCCGGACATATGATAAGCGAAGGACCACAACTCATCGCGCGGGGTGGACGTAAGAGTCATACGACCATCAACAAGACATGCGCTAAAATTAGCAAGAAACCAGCAGACAGCCTGATAATAAATCGCATATTGAGCCTCTCGATCGGCAGGAAAGGCAGGAATAATAAAACGCCGAAGGAGAACACCATTACCGGAATTCTCCACAGTATCACACCATCGCAACTCCAATTCGGTGGGGGCACCCGGTTGCTCTCTAGACCACACCCAGCGAAGACGACGGAGAATACTTCTTCCGATTCTCTCAAAGTCAGCCATGAGACGTTTACGCAACTGACCAATCTCCAAAACAGCCTCTGGGAAACCTTTTACCTTCACAAGCTTAAGAGTAATAGGCCCAGGGAACCCCCAGGCGCCA